TGGTCGGCGCGGGCCGCGTAGGTCGATGTTCCGACTGCCGCAGACAGGGACAGACCAATCGGTGCCTGCGTACCGAAGATGGCAATGGCTGAATTGACCGAGAGCGCCGTAGCCGTGCTGCCGATTGTGTTAGCCGTCCCGAGCGTGAGAGCCGGGGTGCCCACCACCGTCGAGACTCCCGAGACGACGCTGGCGATGGAAGGCGTGATGCGGCTCACGGCCACCTGTAACTCGCTGCGCCGGGCGATGGTCAGGTCGCTGCTGCGCGTGGTGATGGGCTGCCGGATCGTCCCCTCCAGCCCGAACAGGTCGCGCAACTCGAAGTTGAGCCGCTTGATGTATGGGCGCGCCTTCTCGTCAAAGATTTCGGCAGGCAGGGGGTGGAATTGGAGCGCCATCAGGCGCCTTCCCGGCCGCTCAGCGGCGCGAACTCCAAGCCTTCCACGTCAATCCAATGCACCCCGTAGCTAGTGGTGCCGGTGGATTCAATCTCCAGGCTGAAACTGTTGATGTCGCGGTTCAACACTACGTCGCTGGCCTCGCGTTGGGTCCAGTCGGTCTGCGGCTTGACCTCCGGGTTGTCGTCGCGCCGGTCGAAGTAGAAGCGATGGGTGATGGTGGCAGCCCCGGCATCGTGCATCCAGGTGGCTATGCCGAGGTGGACGGCAGAGCGCGGCCCGCCCGGCAGGAACTCCTTGCAGCGCATGCGAAAGCGCACGGCCCCGGCTGCGTTGATCAACTGCGAGTCATCAACATCCTGATTCGACTCGATGTAGACCTGCCCGTTGCCGCTCCTGGAGTCGATGGAGACGGCACGGCGCACGCCGTCAGAGGCCGCGATAGTGATGGTGTCTGCGAGTGGGCCGTGGTCAGCGAAGGTGATACGGATGCCCTGTTCTTGGAAACGTTGGTAGTCGAGATACCAAACGCCGGTATTGTGCGTGGTGTCCGTGGCGCGCCGGTAGATGAAGATGAGGCGCCGGTTGGTGGAGTCGTCCAGGAGTCGGCAGGAGGACAGGTTGGCAATAGAGACGCGCCCCTCCCAGTCCACGCTGTCGGTGAGCGGCTGCGGAGAGGATGCCAGCGAGGACGCCCAGATGCCGTCACGCGCCACCCATGCGGCGAGCCCGGTAGAACCTGGCGGGGTGAATACGGTCGCCCCGCGCCGCGATACAGAGCCGCGCGCATCGGTCAGCACCTCCATCGCCTCCCCGGAGGAAAAGATGGAGTCCGAGTCCCGTGGCAGCCTGTAGATGACGTGAACGGAGTCGTTGCAGAACACGCCTATGCGTCCAGGCAAGATAACCCCTGTAAGTATCTCATCCCGCCTATGCGTCTCAAGCGGTATCCCATAGCCGGATGGCCAGGAGTCCGGGTAGCCCGCTGGGGTGAAACGCATCACGCGAGGCTCATCCGGGTCCACGGCGAGCAGGGAGTCCTGGTACGGCCCGAAGATGGTCGAGAACGCCGGCGGGGCCTCATCGCGCTCCGTATCTAGGCCGCCTATGCTGATAAGCCCGTAGAGCGGCACGCTCAGGTTGCCGGTGGTGGATAGCGTGTCGGTAAGTTGCGTGGTCCCGATGGCTGTCTCTCCAACCAGCCCGCCATCCGGGAAGCCGCCACCGTCCACGCTCCTGTACCACCGGATGAAGTTGGCGCGGGCGTTAGCCGATACGCCTGTCACCGTCACCACGATACTGTTGAGCAGGGAGAATGCGCCCGTGTTCGCGCTGGAGCCGGTCACGCTCTCAATGCCGCGCACGCTGTCGTACTCGGTGGCCCAGTAGACGAGCCCGGTGGTGGCGCTGATGGTGCCGACTCCCTGCGTCACGCTTACCCCAACCGTGAATGTAGACGCGCTCATGCCGATGGGGAAGGAGGTTATCCCGGTCGCCGTTGCCTCCAGCCGCCGGTTGCTGACCGCATTCGCCGTGTAGTGCCGGTTGGCGTAGTGCGTGCCGACGGTGGCGCTGCTGCCGCTAGGTAGGTTATCGATCAAGCTGAATGTCAGCGTTGTCCCGGTGATCCGGGCCGCGTGCAGGCTGTTCCCTTCGTGCACAACGACGTACTGCGAGGTACCGTCGAAGCCCGCTTCGTACAGACCGACGCCCGTGACGCCGCTGATGGTGCCGTACAGATCGCGCCCGCGCGCGACGTAGAGCCCCGTCTGCCCGACACGGTACTCCGCGCCGTCAGTGTCCTGTAGTGCGCCGTCCGCGATGAGCGTCGGCTCGCGGTCGGAGACTCCGGCATCGGGACTGAAAAGTGCCATCTTTCACCAGTTCAGAGTCATGTTTCTGCGAAAGTTGACTAACCCGCGCGTCGTTCCAGCCGTCTTACCGCTGGACGCCCAGCCAATGACTTTTGTCATATCTGTAATCGTATTGCTGACCCCGGCTGCCCATGATGTTCCGGACGTGACAAGCACATCGCCCACAGTAACGGTAGTCCCGGCCTCGACAAAGCAGGCTCCATACGGCCCCGTGCAGAGGCGCGGCCACCAAGTTGCCGTCCCGGCATTATCAGTTTGGTTGCAGACGATTACCGGCCATTGGGCGGCGACGCTTGTCGTCGTTCCAAGGTCTGCGGTCACCGGCCTGTAGATCAACACGTCACCGCTGGAACTGCCCGCGACGTCTCGATATCCCAAACGCTCCATAGGGTAGATGACAGCGTTGTGCTGGTAGTCGGCCGAGTTACTTGCCGTGCCACCAATCGGATCACTGAACCTCAGCCCCCCGTCCGTGTAAACGCGGACGTTAGGCTGACGCACGACCGTTGTCGGCATGACCAAGCCCACGCCACCGCTGCTAGAGTCCACGTTGCTGGATTTCTGCACATTCCCGCTCAACAGGATGTGATAGAGAGAGTTGGCCCCTGCGGTTGACAGATCGAGTCCGACAATGTTCCCCTCGTCGGTAAAGGTATTAGCGGTAAGCCAGATGAAATTGGCAAGCGAGCTTAGCGCATCTGCGTTCGAGTGACAGGAATATGTCGTGTATTCAAACTCGCAATCAGAGATGCGATGAACAGACGACTCTGTGGTTGTGCTCTCGATTCCGGTTGAGAGTCCTGCGGAAGTAAGGGATGCGGGGGCTGATCGGAACCTAACATGAGCACAACGGAGGTATCCCTTCGTATCCCAGTGAACGTGTCTGGTTCCGTTGCACCAGATCGTCACGTTAGAAATGCTCATGTGGTCACAGGCTTGTACGACGCCCGTGAGCCCGCCCGCTGCTTTGTCGCGCCTGATTACGCAAGCAGCCTTGTCCACGCCCGCGATGGTGATGTAGTCCTTCGCATCGGGGCCTGTGTTCCAGCCGCCATTTGCCTTGAGGCCATACATGGCGAAACCGAACTGATAGAACGTCTTTTTGGCTACTGTGGCCCCGGCAAGGGTCGTCCCCTGATAGCCCACCTGCCCGGATACAGGGGGCAGTATCTCCGCGCCGTTGATGGTCAGGCTGGTGTCGCTGGCGATGGACGTGATGCGCGTGTAAGCCGTGTCGGCATCCGCGCCTGCCTTGATGTGGTCGCCCACGCGGAACTCGCGGAAGCGCGCTGCGCCGGTCCCGCCCGCGCCATCGTAAATTCCCTCGCCGACAACTTCAAGAGTTAGGGCGGTGTTGCTCTGGATGCTCAAGATGCGGCCGAACAGCCCGCTATGATCCGTGCCCGCGCCGTCGTCGGCATCCACGGTCATTTGAATGTGGTCGCCGATCTGTAATTCCGTGGTGAACAACGTGCTGGAGCCCGTGACCGCCGCGTTCGCAGTCGTCATCGTCACCGTGCCAGTCAGCGCAATCGTGCTCTGAAAACTCGTACCGACTCCGGTAACAGTTGTGACGTTTGCGGTGAATCCTGCCGTTCCTGTCTGAGTCCCGGAACTTATGCCGCGATCCACCGTGTAGACGCCCGGCCGCAGCATCACGGTGTACGGGTTCGTCGCGCTCGCGTCGGTGATGCTGTTGATGGCCTCCTGAATCCCTCCGGTTTCGCTGCCCGTAGCGTAGAGGTGCGCCCAGCGGATGTTGCCCAACGCCGACGCGACAGCAAGCCCGCCGGAAATCAGCAGGTCTCCAGTCACCGATAGATTGCCGGAGAAGGAGGCGCCAGCAGAAACGCTGATCCCAGCCGTACCTATAATCTGGCCGCCGAATGTCGCGGTTCCTGTGACGCCAAGCGCACCGTGAATCGTGACCGTCGAGCCAAAGAACGCCCAGTCGCTCACGCTGATGCCTTCCGGCACCCCCACCGGCATGTCGATCAGCGACCCCTGATTCGCCTGATTGCCATCCTGGATGAGCAGGTCGTAGAGGGCGGTGCCGCAGAAGCCTTGAGCAAGGCCGTCTGAGTTGGTGGTGATCATGCTATTTGTGTACACATCTGCTGCGTCATCATCCCGCTGCCTGACCGTCGTGCGCGGCGTGTAGGTGGCGCTGCCGCCGGTCACGGTGGGCTCCGTGCTGCCGATGAGCAGGATGCGCTGGTTCTCGCTGATGGTGAGCGCCGCCCCGGACACGTTGATCGAGTTTCCGCCCACGCTGCCTACTTGGCGGATGTTAGTGACGAGCGTGCCAGCCTGAATCCAGTCATTGACGGCGAAGCGGGAGGCTACCGATGCAGAGTCGAATGTGATGAGCGTGCCGGTGCTGTCGGCTGAGGCGTACCCTCCGCGAGGCAGGATGAAGCAGCGCCACCCGGCCTTCGGACTGAGCAGGTTCTGGCTGCCCGATGCGCCGGTGATGTCGAAGCGGAATCCGGGGATTGAGGCCACTAGAAACCTCCAGTAGTCCCGAAGAAGATGTATTGAAGGTTGTACTGTTGGTTAGCGGAAGGAGTCACGCCGGCAATCCACGTAATCTGTGTAGCATTTTGTCCGGACATCCGAATTGGTATATTAGCTAAGTCTGGAGCGACGCGGGTAAGAGTTGCAACGCCGTGGCGACCTCCAACCCACCCACCATCGATAAACGTGACTCCAACAGCTGGGTCCTGAGAAAAGGTTGCTCCGTTGGAAACAATACTTACCTGCCCAGCTTGGTCAGTTGAACCATTGCTGACTGTTACGGCTGCTGTTGAGCCCCATCCAGGCTGTAATCCCCATCTGGCAGATGTCATCTCGGTGGATCGTTCCACACGGAAGCGGCGGGCTATGAAGTCACTTACGCCTGTTGCCACGCCGCTGAAAGAAGCCGTGGAGCCAAACGTGGCTACTCCAGTAATTCCAAAAGCGCCATGCCCAGTGATGGTGGCTCCGAACGTCGCAGTGCCCGTTACGCCAAGAGGTCCAGACAACGTGACGCTAGCCCCGAATGTCGCCCACCCGGTCACTCCGAGAGCCGCATTCATCGTCACGGTCTGACCAAACGTGGCCCATCCAGTCACACCAAGAGCCCGGTTCACCGTCACGGTGTTCGCGGTGATTGTGCCGGTCACGCCAAGAGCCGCGTTGATGGTGACCGTCGCCCCGAACACGGCCCACAGAACTGTGCTGACTCCCTCCACAGTCCCCACAGGCAGGTCGGCGATGTATCCCTGATTCCCCTGATTGCCGTCTTGGATCAGCGTGTCGTAGATCCCCTGCGTAGCGTAGAACCGTATGAGCCCATCCGAATCGCTGGTCAGCATCGAGTTCGTGTAGCGGTCGCTGGTGTCGTCGTCGCGGTGCCGGATGATCGTGGCCGGTATCGTATAGGTCGCCGAGCCTCCGCTGGTGCTCGGCTGCGTGGAGCCGATCAGGAACACGCGGTTGTCCTCGGTCACGGTGACTGCCGCCCCCTGCACGCTCAGGCTGTTCCCGCCGACCGCATTGACCTTGCGCAGGTTCCCGGTCGCAAGGCCCACCTGTATCCAGTCGTCGGCGGCAAAGCGGGAGGCGATGTCGGCGGAATCGAAGGTGATGAGCGTCCCTGTGCTGTCCTGAGAGGCCCAGGCGCCCCTAGGGAAGACGTAACAGAAATATCCAGACTTCGCGGAGAGCGCCGCCTGCGATCCTGTCGCGCCGGTGATTGAGAATTGCACTCCTGGAATCGATGCCATCAGACTCTATCCATATTGCACTCGATCCCCAGGCGCGTTCACATGCGCTGCAAGTTCACGAAACGCTTGACGTGCCTCAGAGATTGCTAAGGCTATGGGATACCTTGCTTGAGCCGCTGGTAGTCTCTTGGAAAGCTCCAGCATGGCATACGCAGAATATGCCTCAGTCGCGTAGTCCGGTATCTCCACCGTCTCACTCTCGGTACGCGGCGCGGGCGTCACCCGGTAGTAGGTCAACTGGCAGTCCTCCGCAGACGGCGGGATGGGATGCCAGCGTATCTGCCCGGTCTCGAACATGTTGGGCACGCTGTAACGGTTGGGCCTCCCGGGCAGAGACAGGTCGTATTTCTCCACCAGATTCTCATATTCGATGTAGGCGATGCGCTCCCACGGCAGGTTGCTGTCGTCAAGGTAGTACATGGCCAGCGGCTTCTTGATGGCTCCGGTGACAGTTGTGTAAGGCGAGTTCGCCGTCTGCGTCAGCGACTCGTCCTGCAACTCCCACGGCCAGTTACCCTTGCGGTTCATGGTGCGCACGGCAGCACGGAAGGAGTCGGCGGCCAACGCACGGATGGTCGTGTCGGCGGCGTTGAACGGGCGCGCTAGTTCGTCCACAATGTCCAGTAGCGTGCGCCGCCCTGACGCTTCCTGCCCGGTCGGTACGACTATCCCGCCAAAGGTCGGCATCTACTTGATCCCCCAGAAGACCTCGCCGCAGCGCAGCGTCTTGGTGATGCGCCGCTTCTGGGCGTCGGTCAGGTGCTTGGAAGCGCGCCTGAATTCTACACGCCAGCCGGGTCTGAGCAACTTGAGACCTGCGAATATGCTGGCCGCCGTCACGTTCCCGCGCGGCAGGTTGCAGAGAGTCGTAGCGGGTACCTGCTTCTCCACCTTGGAGGTTGTCGTCTGGTCACCCCACTTGATGGTGCGGTAGTTCTTGCAGATGGTGATGTAGCCGCCGTTCTCCCGGTAGTCGCGCACATAGGAGCCGGGGACATTCCGCGTGAAGGCGCTGATGATGCGGTCGTGGTCGATGCTGCCTGCGTACATGAGGCACCTCTGGGGGTGAGGCATCCAGAAGCCCTCACCCCCTCCGATTGTGCTAGACGTTCCAGGTCGAGTCGTCATCCTGCGAGGTGTTCTTCAGCCTCGTGGTGGCAACCTTGAGCAACTGCCCGGCCAGCGGGTTCAGCACCCCGCCATCCGCAACGTACATCTTCCAGGTCAAAATCCCCGCCATGCCGTAGGGATCGTTCTTGTCCGGCTTGCTGGGTGGGATGAAATTGACCGATGGACGCCCGATGCCCTTGGCGTGATTGATGCGCGCCATGTAGCCATCGCCGATTGTGATGCAACGCACAATCTGGTCGTTGGTGGCATCGACCGTCCCGGCCACTCCGATGCCGACGTTCTCGTCCTCCATGACATCGACACCGAAGACGTTGCCGATGGTCGCCCTCTCGAACTTGTCCTCGCCGCGCTGGTTTCCCTTCAGGGCGATGTCCTGGAACGTGCCATCGACCCGGAGGTCACCGGCGATTTCCGGCGAGACGAGACAGGGGTATGCCTGACGCCCGCGAGGCGGCTTGGCCGACCGGCCCCGCATCGCCGTGTAGATCGTGTTGAATGACTCGGCTGCTACACGGTGACTCGGGTTGTCGGCGTCGAGCGTGGCCTCGGTGAGTGTCTGCGAACCGTCTCCCCAGGTAGTTGGGGTTGACGTGGACGCGCCGAAATAGGTCACGCTGGGCGCGGTGGACGACTGCGTGTTCCCATCGTTGCTGACCGCCACGTTGATGACGAACTGATCCAGCGTGTCGGCAGCGTTGTACAGAAACCGCTCGGTCAGTATCGGGATCGGGTTCGGCTCGCCGCAGATGATGGACAGCTCATCGAGTTCCATATCGTTGCCTAGAGGCTGCAACGTATAGACCACGCTGTCCACGGTGAACGAACGACCCTTCAGCCCGGCGAATGTCGCGTATCCTAGGAAGGACGAGATACCCGTCATCTGCTTGCTGAAGGAGTTGATGCGGTGGAATTCGATGGTGCGGCCTGAATTCGCCGGGATGGTCTGTTGGTCAACCAGGTCGGCGGCGATCAGGTTGTTCTTGAGGATGCCCAGAAGCTGCTGCTGCCAGTAGTTGCGCAGGATTCCTTCCGGGCCTCCAGCGGTTGAGATCAGGACTGCCATGTGATTCTCCGGGCCAGGCGCCTACTTGTATTGCTCCAGCGACTGCTTCACCCAGTTGGAAACATCATCCTGAGTGACTTTCTCAAAGTCGATGGTGTCTTTAGGCGTGCTGGCGACAGTGGTTTTGCGCGGGGCTGCGGGCGCGGTGGACGCCGCTCGGGCCGCCTGCTTCTGCGTCCTCTGCACCGTCTTGACCGCTTCCACGGCATTCGCGCGTTGGTTGGTTTTGGCCTTCAACGACTCCTGATAGCGCAGATGCGCGATCCGCAGGAATCCGTCGATGTCCCGGTAGGCAAGCGCCTGCTCGTTCGGGTGCATTGACGTGGCTGCGTCTGTCTTGATCCACCTGCCGAACTCATCGGCCTCGTTGGTATCCATCTGCTTCTCATTGAGGAACGTGTTGAGAGCGATGGCCTGGTTCTCGGTGGCCTCGGTCTGGTTGCTCGGCGGCACGTAGGAAGCGGACTGAGGGTTCATCGTTCCTTCGATTTCCTGGATGACCCGATCCACTTCCGTCTCCGGGACGCCGGACTCACTCCGAGTAGCCTTGAGAATCTTGAGGGCTCGGTCGGCTACTGTGGACTTGCGCAGGTGACGCTCGCGCAGGATGCGTTCGCTCTCCTGCTGGCGCGCCTGCAAGGCGGTGAGGCGGGATTGATAATGCTGCTCCGCTTCGGTTGCCTGCTTGTCGCGCTCCGCGAGACGCTGCTTCAGGGATGCCACATCGTCGGTCTCGGGCGATACGGCGGCTTCTGGGACTTCCTCTGCCGGTGTCTCGGTCGCGGGCTCGGCTGGTTCCTCAGCCGGGGGCTCCGGTTCCTCGGTCGGCTCGGGACTTCGTACCGGAACAAGCGTCAGTTGTGCTTCGGACTCCTCGCCAGTAACAATCTGATGAAGCGCCGCGGCCGCCTGCTCTTCCGTAACCTGTGCTTCTGGTGCCATGTGACTCTCCTCTGGCGGCCCGGCTAGGCCGGTGGCTCGCCCTCATCGTGCGTGGGTGATACGGGTGACTTGTAGACGAATTCCAGGCGATTCAATAGCCAGCGCAATTCGGACTGGCGCTCCATCTGGGCGCGGCAGTCGATGGGCTCGGCAGGCACCGGCTGAGCATCGCGGGCGGCCATGCGCTCCTTGATAAGCGCCACGATGGACTCGTAGAGCGGCGCGTTGCCGCGCAGATGCGTGCCCAGATCCGCCTCCTGCGGCGTCAGGACAATGGTGCGCTGGGGCAGCATGGCGCGCACCATGTCGGCTACTCTGGTCAGGCGCGGCATGGTCATTGGACTTCCCCCGCTCCCTGCGCGGGAGTATTAGCGCCGCGATTGCCGCCATTTGCCGGCGTGCTGCGGCCCTTCTTGGACGGCGAGCCGCCGCTAGGCCCCGCCCCACCCTTCACCTGTGGGCCAACTGTCTGACCAAGCCCCATCGCCTGCATGCGGGCGACTATTTCCTCCGGGTCGTTAATCATCAACTGTTCTAGCCCCTTCACCCGGAACCCCTCATCTCCCCACCTCTGCACCAGCTTGTTCCAGTCAATGCTGGCGGCGGTGAGCGGGTTGGATAGCATGACCGTGGTGAAGTCGCGGAAGTCGCTAGACGCCTGTTGCTTAGTGAGCATGGAGCGAGCGCCGACGAAGGTTATGTCAGTGGTGGCATCAATGTCGAAGTAGGTGACTTGCGTGGTCTCGCTCTCCCCGACACGCCGGAACACCTTGCCCTCATCGTCAAGGTTCACATAGAAGAGATCGTTGACGAGGCGCCCCATCACCGGCAACTCATCTCGCTCGATCAGAACGGCCAACTGGTCGGTGTTCTGGAGCGCAGCCGAGGCGACTATCTGTGACTCGGTGGCCGTGCCCGCCTCGCCCTGCTTCATGATGCCCTGCACCGGGTCGCGAGCGTTCATGGCGTTCCGCATGGTCTGGCTCATCAGTTGGAGCGCCTGCACGGCGATGCCGAGGCCCTGATAGTCCTTGGCGAGCGGCTGCAACTGCGTCACATCGCCCTGGAGCGTGAATGCCTGGCGCGGGCGGCGGCGCTCCAGATCCTTCGCCAGCGTCGGCCCGAGTTCCCCGCCGATGACGTAGTTCTGGTATACGCTCTCGATGAGCGCCTGCACGGTGAGGATGAGTTGCGTGTCGCTGACATCTTGCAGGTAGCGAACGACCGTCAGAGGCGAGAGTCCGTAGATGCCGCGCCCCGTCGGCAGGATGGTGATGAGCCCGCCCTGTATCTGCCCGTTCCGCTGCGGTGACTGAATCGCCTGGATGCAGATGCCGTTGATGGTGCGCAGGACGACGGCGCCGCGCGGGTCAACGGGCGCCGTGGCCCCCTCGTTAATCTTGGCGGCCACTTCGGCGGGGATCATCCCCTCCAGCATCCAGCCGCCGTAGTAGCCGTATTCCTTCACGTCCTCCATGTCCTCGTCGGTCAGGTTCTCGGTCAGCAGCTTGGGCGAGTCGCGGCTGTCGGGGCCGGTGGCGCGCGAGTTGTCAGGCTTCTCGCATTCCAGCACCTGCGCGATGCCCTCCGCATCCCAATCCTTGTCCTGCATCAGGCCCATCAACTCTTCGTCGCGCATCCTGAAGCGCCTGACCTTCCACTTGAGCTGGTCGAAGCGGTTCGCGGACGGGTCGAACCAGGTGTCGTAGAGGTCATCGGTCTCCAGCACCGGGTCATCGAATACCGGGGCCATCATGTTCTGAAGCACGGTCATGATCGCGCCGGTCTCCGGGTTGCGCAGGAACTCGCCTGGCCTGGTCGGGTCGGGCACGGGGAGTCGGCGCGGCACCAGCCGGTCCTCGCGCTTCCAGCGGGCGCTGTAGGAGCCCAGACCGAATATGAGCGAGTCGCCCAGGGTCTCGAAGTTGGTGCGGAAGTTGCCGGGGCGCTCCAGACCGTACATGACAAGCCGCGAGACCCGCTTGGCCTTCTCAATGTCCTCATCGCCTACCGGGTCGGCCTGCACATAGTCGCGGGTGCCGAACAGCCCGGCGAGCAGTAAGGCACGCAATGTGTTGACCCCCTGATGCGATTCCGGCGTCTTGAGGAAGTTGATAGGGGACGCATCGAACCTGCCGCCTGACGCCATCGGGTAGGTCTTGTTAGGAACCTGATTGTAAGTGGATTCGACCCGGTAGTTCCCCCAGTTCTCATCCCATCCCGGCTCGTATTCCTTGCGGACACCATTTGCCTGCTCCACGCAGTCATTCAGGAACTCCGTGGCGGCATGGTCGCGCAACCGGGTGCCGTAGTTAGCCAATGCTCAACCTCTGCTCGTCTGTAACCTGTTTGCCGGCCAACTCCATCGCCTTGCGGGCCTGGTAGTACTGCTCGACCTGCCAGAGTTCAAGTTGCTTCATGTGCCCGAAGCGGACCTGCGGGTGGACAGCGAGAACGAACCCGGCGCGGTTGCACTCCACGGAGAAATTGATGTCCTCTCCGGCCTGCACCTTGCGGTCCGGCATGTGCGTGAAGAAGAACGGGGCCGTGCCGACACCCTTGGGCTTGGGAGCGAACACCCGGCGGCGGATGGCGATGCATCCCGTCCCGACGATGGGCACGCGGTAGGGCTGCGTCACCTTGTCATCCGGCATGGGCAGATTGAAGCAGCGGTGCTGGGCGTCCAGGCCGTAGTTGTTCACGCGCAGCATGGTTTCCGGGTCCATGTTGGCGACCCAGACGGGCGTGAGGCCGCTGACGACATCGGCATCGCGCACCGTGCAGAGCATCCACCAGTTGTCAGGCACCACCTGGTCGTCATCCCACATCACCAGCCAGTCGCTATCGCTTTCGTTGAGGAACGCCTGCACGATGCAGTTGCGGGCGTAGTCCGGGCCGCGCTTGCCGACTTCGACATGTACGCCGAAGCGGAACGGGCACTCCTGCAAGCCGGTCGAGGCCATCGCGCGGGCGAACTGCATCGCAGTCGTGAAGTTGACCTGCCCAGACATGTTCGGCACGGCGGCAAAGATGCCCACCTTGCGGTTGGGCTCCAAGGCGTCATAGCGCATCCGGCCAGCCGCGATGTTGATGACCGGGGCGGGGGCTGTCTCTGAGATGGAGCGCGACTTCTTTTGGTGCCTAACGGCGGCCACGATGCTTCCCCCGCTTCTTCTTGCTCATGCCAGCTTCCGACATGGCAATGGCAACGGCCTGCTTTCGATCTGTAACCATCGGCCCACGCTTGCTGCCGCTGTGTAACATCCCGGCGCTGTATTCCTTCATGACCTTCTTGACCTTGCCGCGCTTCCTTCTGCCTTCCAGCGAGTCAGGCATCTCAGTAATCCGCCGCCAGGAACACGGTTGCCGTGAAGCCGACGATGGCCCCCGCCGACCCGAACTGGGCGTAGGCCGGGCGCGGCAGGCCAACCTGGGTCACGCTGCCGGAGACGCCGACATAGAGGAGTTGCGGTATCGGAAAACCGCCGACAGTGCTGATGGCCGTGCGGCCCGCGATGATGTAAGTGGCCCCGCCGACCGCGCCAACGATGTTGACGAAGAACGCCCCGGAGACGCCCTGTGTGGTCTGGATGGCAAACTGGCCGCGCGAGAAGAACTTGTTGGGCACCGATGCGCTGATGCCCGAGTAGGCGACGGCCGTGGTGCCCAGCACCTGAGATGTGGTGCTGCCGTTTCTGGTCATCGCCGTGACGTAACCGTTATAGCTTCCCATTGGCCGCCTCCTACCGCTGCGTCTGCGAGCCGCGACCGCTCTTCGCTATCCCGACCACATCGGCTATCTCAATCGTCCCGGCGGTCACTTCCGTCAGGATGACCTGCGTGGGGTTGATCGCCTGTCCACCAATCTGGCTGATGCAGGGGAACTTGTTGCCCTGAGTCGCCAGCAGCCCGGTTGTGCCGGTTGTGGCGATGCTGACGGTACCACCGCCAACGCGTCCCACAATGTCCACGTCCCAGGTGCCGGTAATCGTTGACCCGGCGATGGCCCAGAACATGGCGTTGTCCCACAGGCGCATCCGGCCCATGCCCAGGTCCGTATCGGTCCTGCCGAGGATGAACGTGGTATCGGCGCTGGAAGTGGTGATTGCAACCAGCGAGCCCTGAAGGATGCGCTCTGAAGTCCGGCTGCCCTGCGTCCCGAGCACGCCCCGGTACTGCTTGGCGATGGCGTAACACTGGAAGCGCACCGACTGGGTTGAGCCGGGCGCGCCGAGGGTCGCGTCGATGTTGATATGGGTCGGCATCGGCGAGGACGCGCTGTTATGCACGTTCGTCATGACCACGCGGGTCGGGCTGATCGGGCCGAGCACAGCGCGGGCGATGGGGAGCGCCGTGTATCCGGCCAAGGCGTCGGTTTCCACCGTGACTGTGAACGAGCCGCCCGTGGCACCCCCGCCAACCGAGACGCCCTGGAGAACGTAGAGGCAGCGATCCCAGAACAGGGTGCCACCAAGCGGGTTGACCGCCGCCGTGAATGTCCCGCCAGTCGAGTCCCCCACCGGCAGGCGGCAATCGGCTATCTGTGTCGTGATCCCCCAGACTCGAACGTCCTTCACTTTCCCGAAGTTGATCATCAAACTACCTCCTGATGCGGCTCTTTATGGCGTCCGCTGGCCGGTTAGTGAAACAGGGCCGGAAGGCCCGTATAGCGCGTGGCGTAGATAATCGGCATCTCCTCAACCTGCGGCATGGGCTCCGGTATGGCGATGGGTACCCAGCGGGCCAGCACTTCCTCCGCATTGGCCTGCGCCATCATGTCCAAGGTGTCGCGCTTCACCGAGGCTGGGTATTCGGTCACGGTGGTTTTCAGGACGTTGAGCGCGACCGGGTTGATGGTCGTCAGATAGTACCAGTGCCCGGTCTGGGCATGCCCGGCAACCGTGCTGATGCGGTCGTTCTTGGCGCGCTTGCTCCATGCCTTGGCGTCGATGAAACGCGGCATCTGGGATGGACGGGCCTCGATTGGCGTGGACTTCCAGATGCGCTTCATGATGCCCACCATCGGCTTGTCCGACTGCTGCTCCACCGAGTAGAAGTGGGTGTGCCAGACGCACATCATCCGTAGCATCTCATCCGCGCCCTCGTCCGATTCCATTTCGTTGCTCACGGTCAAGTCGAGCAGCACGCAGTCCACCTGCCCGGCGATGGAGTAGGTGTCTACGCAGCCGATGGCGGCATCGCACCCCTCCTGATGATTGTCGTCGCCCTTCCATGCCGGGTCGCAGTAGATGGCGCGGAACTTCGGAAGGTTGCCAAACCGCTTCTTGAATTCTTCCGGGGTGAGCGGGATGAAGTGTTCCCACTGTAGGGCCTGCTCGCCGGTGAGCGTCGGGTCGAGCATGTACTGGAGATACCAGAAACGATCCGTACCACGTCGGCGCATTTCATTGGCGCGCTCCTTGGCAAGGTTCTCGACGCTCAGGCGCGGGATGGTGGGGAAGTTCGGCTTGTTGTCGTCGGTCAGAGCCGGGGTGCGGATGACGAAGTAGCGCGGCGTGCCGTCCTCGTGCTTGTTGACCGGGTCGGTGAATGGCTTGTAGAGCGACTGGATGTGATAGGGCGTGCCGACCGAGAGTTCGCGCGACCAGGGCGGCGCGGCCAGTTGGCGCTGCTGGTCGTACTTGTCCTGCATGTCCTCGCGGATGGCTTCCGACTTGCGCGAGTCCTCGGCCTCCCAGTCATCGAGCAGGCGGTAGTTGAACCCCGAGCCTGCCTTGCGTGAGGATGCGGCTTCGGCGGTCATGTTCTTCTCGCCGGCAAGGTACTCCGGGTCGCGGCAGGGCCAGTCCCACTGGTTCTTCTCGCCCCACTCGGACATGGGAATGACGAATGAGGCTGGATTGCCGGAGAGCGTCAGGCAGCCCTGGCCGAAGTGCCGTTGGATATATTTGTTGTGCCGGTTGATGTTCTTGATGGTCTCAAGCGCACCCTTGGCGCGAGACTCCAGGTTGTGCGAGTACATCACCAAGATGTCGAGGTCATCGACTATCTTGTGGCGCTTGGGGAGCCAGTCGGCGGCGGCCTTGGTGAGGAAGGACTTAAGGCCCCGGCGCGGATACTGGATGTGCAGGCCGTCGTAGCGGTCCAACTCGCCTATGGACATACGCAATATTGCATTGGCGAATTCATCGCGGTGCCTTGGCGGGTGCAGGAGGCGGCGGTATCGGGGCGGCTTGTACCATGTCTGAAGCAGGTAGTGCCAGAAGGGGTTGTGATCCTGCGCCAGTTCGGCAACGGGCTTCCCGGCGATGTGCTCAAACACAGTGGCGGCATCGCCCTTGCTCCAGCGCGCGATCAGTTCCGGCCCGGTGAAGATGGAGAGTTCCCGTTCCACCGTAACGGCGGCCTGGAGCAGCGTCTTCGGGTCGAGGTCAGACTTTGTCGTGTTGGCCATCATCTCTTTGTGCCCGCATGGCGTTCCAGCGGATGCCGTGCATTTCGCAGCGTTGCAGGCTCTCGGTCAGTTTCTGGCAGAATTCCTTGCGCAGGCTGGGCGTGTCGCCGCACAGGTCGGCGGCTTTCATGGCCTCAAGGAGGACATCTTCCGGGGTCATCAGTGCTCGGTCTCCACGTCTTCGGTCTCGCCGGAAATCGCCGAACGGGTAGCCTCAACCGACTTGGCGACTTCCTCCATGACGGCATCGCGGGCCTTGTCGCGCTGGTCGCTTGGGAGTCCGAGACCCTTCACGGCCTGCGTGACCATGCGGAAGCAGGAACGGAACGCCTCGCCATCGATCTTCTCGCCTTGGTACTCGGCTCCGGCAAGGTAGGCTTTCATCTGGCGTTCGATGCCCTCGCGGCCTAAGGCGAACAGGTCATTGAGCCCGGCCACCGCCTTTTGAGCTTCCCGGCGCACCTCATCCACGGCGGCGCGACACTCGGCACGCATCTCCTTGGCTTGCGTCCCGAATTGCCTGACTCTCGCATCGAACTTGTCGGCCGACCTTGAAATGTCGTAAGCGGCCGATTGGCGACGTTCCTGCCTGCTACGCCACAGTTTCATGGCGCGGCGCAGGTACTGACAGCCGCTGTCGGTCTTGTCCTCGGGGATGGGGATGGCGATGAGCCTCTGGAGTTCGGCGCGGCGGCATGGAAGCGGATAGACCTTGCCGCTGTCGCGGTCTCGGAAGCCTTCCGGGAGAAGCAGCCACGTCTTGCCTGCCATCGCGGCGTCTATGTCTAATCGCAGACTCTCGCATGTGCGTCGTGGAGGCTGAACATGCTTCTTGACAGGTTCATCCATGCTGAAAGTAACAATGCGCCTATACGCGGTGCGTGTCAAGGAATTGAGATGCTTGACAACCTGACCCGTTTAGAACGATACTTTGCGATGATGACCTTGAACGTTCGCCTATGCCTTGGATGCGGCAAGCCGTTTCAGCCGAACCGCCCCTATCAAGTCTGTTGCAAGGCATCATGTCGATGGAGGGTATGGGCCGTGAAGCACGCGCCGAATGTGCCTGATGTGCGAGGCTCATCATGGAGCCGGGTCTGATGCCACGCGTCGATAAGGATGCGGAAGTCACCCTAGTCGTGCTGGTCTACCGCTCCCTGCGCTGGCTTTCATGGTGCATGGAGAGCGTCGAGTCCAGCAAGCAGTCCACGCGCTACAAGTGGTGCATCGTCGCCAATGACGCCACCCCTGAAGTCAGGAACGACCCGCGCATCACGGTGGATTGGCAGAATGCCGACCCGCATGCGCACTACATCTCCCGCGTCTACGCCGCCTGGTCCGAAGGAGTGCTCAACAGTCAGACGCCGTGGTGCATCCTCATGAACAGCGACATGTTCTGCACAGACCACGCGATTGACGAACTGGTGCATCAGAAGCACGTCAACCGGAGGTCGCTGCCCTGCGGTCTGCTGGTGGAGCACGGGCGCATCAATTCAGGGATGCCGGAGCATGTGCGCGACTTCGGCACCAACCCGGAGAACTTCCAGCGCGACGCCTTCCTGAAGCACGCCGAGACCATCAGGCAGCGGCAAATAACCGAGCCCGGAAGGCTGTTCCAGCCCGTTCTGTTCGAGCGGCAGGAGTATTTCGATCTGGCCGGCTACCCGGCCGGCAACATCGGCGGGGTGAGCGGCGACAGGATTCTGTTCGACAAGTACGTCGCGGCAGGGTTCGAGTGGGTGACGTGCCTTGGGAGCGTGTGGTTCCACGCACAGGAGGGCGAGCAGCGATGGCCATAGACAAGTGTTTCTGCGGGCATCTAGCTGAGTGTCACAGGCCCGGCATCGGCTGCGAACATTGCGAGTGCGTCAGGTTCCACAAGAGATGAAGCGTGATCAGACGTTCCACGAGCGGCTGATTCCCATGCTAGTTGAGGGCATCGGCGCGCACACGTATCTGGAAATCGGCACCGACCAGAACCAGACCATCGGGAAGGTGGTGGCGCCGGTGCGGATCGGCATGGACCCCAAGGCCGTGCCGCTGGACGGATGTTTGATGTTCAACCAGACTTGCGAGGAGTTCGTACTGGAGAACGCGATCAGGCATGCGCCGTTCGACTTCGTGTTCATCGACGCAGATCACAAGGCCGCTCAGGTGCGCAGCGACTTCATGAACATCTGGCCATATGTCGCGGAGGACGGCTTGGTGGCGCTCCACGATACCAACCCGGAGCATGTGAGTGACGCGCAGCCGGGCTTCTGCGACGATGCATGGAAGTTCGTGGTCTACCTGAACGGTGGAGGATTCGAGGCGTGCACGCTACCGTACCATCCCGGCATCACGCTGGTTCGGAAGCGGGTTGCATGGGGGCCGAAGCCATGACGCTCGACGAATCCGCCTACTCGGACATCATCGACTCTGCGCTGGTGCAGGAAGTGACAGACGCCGCCCATCACGGCGCGGACATCCGGCCGGCATGGATTGGCGCGCACCGGCCGCGCACGGAGATCGAGTCCCTGAAGCAGATGGCGGGGTGGGCTTCGACGCACTATGACTTCTACCTGAATTTCGTGCGGGACTACATGGAGCGGCGCGGGGACATGCTGGACATCGGCTGCGGGGCGGGGCAGAGTACGGCGATGTTGGCGCGGTACTCAAATAGCGCGCTCGGCGTAGACCAAGACCAAGAGGTCATCATATTCGCCGTGAAGTACAACGCCGGTAACCGCGCAACATTCATCCACGAAAGGTTCCCAGAAGGAGTCTCGGGCAAATTCGATTACATCTTCTGCGTGGAGACATTAGAGCATGTGCCGTATGAGAATCAGCTTCGCTTCTTAGCGAGGGCTCTAGGAATGCTACAAGAGGACGGCCGCATGTTCATCACCACGCCAAACGAGTCCACGCCCGCGCCGCCGCATGTAGGCATCTGGACTAAGCAGTGGGCGGCGGACATGGCGAAGCACCTAGGGGAACGTGTAGTCAGGCGCGGCTACTTCGACAACAGGAATCCGGGGGCCGGGATGCAGGACAAAGAGGCGAGCCATCGTGCGTGGGTGCTGAGATGAGGCGGCTGCTTGTCAACGATTGCCTGACGTGCATCCCGGGCACGCGGACATTCTGGCATGACTTGCAGGAGTGGTTCATGATGGAGTTTGTGGGAGGGGGCTACCCGGACTTGGCTGGTATCGCAATGGAACACGCCAACCCAGCCTTGGCCTGTGGAGAACGCCTGGGCAATGATGCAACTCTAATAATCCGCAACGCGACGTGGTTCCCGCCCATCCAGACCCAAGTGCCGACCATCTCCCTGTTGCAGGACATCATCGCCGAGGGGCCACAGAGGGAGATGCAGGAGGCGGTCATCAAGTCGTCGCATGCGGTGATATTCAATAGCGCCTTCACCGAGTCCAAGTATCACGGGTTCCATGCAGAGGTGAGTCGCGCCATCATCCCTCTCCCGGTAGACTTCACGCTATTCGAGCCTGGGAACCCGATGGGCCTGCAACAGGCGCTCTCGCTGCCTGATGGCTGCGTGTGCTGGATAGGCGCATCGCAGGGGGCGGCGGGGCAGGTCAAGGGCTTCGACATCTTCCTGCGCGTGGTGCGCACCAACCCGGACATACCGTTCGTGGCGGTGTTCAAGGATACCCTGCCGGAGTACTCGCCGCCCAACCTGCGGATGTATTGCAGGCTGACGCATGCCGAGCTGGTCAAGGTGATCGGGGCCTGCCGCGTCGGGCTCTGCACGTCAAGGATGGAGTCGCAGCATCTGGCGGGAATCGAGATGGGGGCGTGTGGGCTGCCTCTGGTCGTGCCGCCCGTTGGCTGCTACTGGCAACGCAAGGATTGGCCCGGCTGCGAGGTGCTGGAGTATACGCCTGCTGCGTTTACACAGGGAATACGGTCTAGCATGGGCAAGATTGGAGTAATGAGCGGACAGGTGCGAGATTACTGGCGCGCCGAGTTCGACAAGCCGGTCGTCAAGGCGGCGTGGACGAAACTCATTGAGGAGGTCGAGTGCTCTGGAGCGTCCTGATTAGCGGCATCCCCGAACGCTACCACACCGTCCAGCCGCTCCTGTTCTCGCTCCTGGAGACGCAGAGCGCGGCGCGCATCCCGGACATCGAGCTCTGCTACCTGCTCGACAACAAGCGGCGCACGGTCGGGGCCAAGCGGAATGCCTTGCTGGACATGGCGCGCGGGGAGTACGTCTCGTTCATCGACGACGACGACCTGGTGGCGACGGACTACGTGCAGCGCATCCACCGGGCCATCGGTCTCGCGCGCAAGTCCGAGGCACCTGCCGATGTCATCTGCTTCCCGCAGCGCGCCACCCTACACCCGCACATGATCACGCACGAGTGCACCTACTCGCTGGCCTACTGGCGGGACC